CAGTTACGACAGAGGGCTCGTACAACACGTCCACGTCTACCTCTGGCGACCCTTTAACAAACGTGACTAGGATTTCTGGGGCAAACGCAGGCTCGTCTCAAAACAGGCGCATTGTTGCTTTCCTAGACCTGGGCGACCCGCCCCCTGAAGTAGACATTACCCACCGCCTTCTCTACCGCAGCATTAGTGGGCAGCCTCCGGTTGCTCTCCCCCGAAAGCTAGGGGTTGCGTCTAACACGCACTTTGATGTCCGAAGAATCGTTGCGGCTTCTGCTACTCCAGCCCCTGGTCCTGGCGAAAACGACCCGCCGCCCCCGGCTCGATGGTGTTTCATGTTTAGGGGCCGTGCTTACTACCGTGGAGAGGGGTCAATCCTCTACTACTCAAAGCTGAACTTCCCTGAGGCGGTATCTACGACGAACTTCATTGAGATCAACACCAGCGACGGCGATGAGATTACCGCCTGGGGTGCCTCTCAAGACTACGCGATCATCTTCAAGCGTAAGAGCGCCTTCCTCCTTACTCATGACAAGAGCGAGGAGCCAGTAATCACGCCATTGCAGGGCACTTTCGGCGCTATTACAGACAGAGCCGTCATTACCTACGACAACAACACATATTTCTTGTCGGACATCGGCTTCCACCTGTTTGATGGGTCTAGTTTTAAGCGCTTGTCCTCTGTCCTTGACCAGAAGGTTAAGCAGCTTCCTATGCACACCAGGGAATCAGCCACTGTGTTTGCTGATAGGGCAAACAATAGGGTCTACATCTCGGTTAATGGCAACCCCGGCGTAGAAAACAACCAAGTCTGGGCGATTCATACGGACAACGGTGCCTTTACGGTCATCGACAACCGCCCTGTAGCCGCTGCGGTCCCCTACAAAGGCGAGGTAATCCTTGCTGCTAAGGATTCTGGCGATGACTACAACCTGTTCCTCTGGGGAACTGGCTACGACCTGGACGGGGAAGCGTTTACAGGTAGCTACTCGACAGAGTGGATTGAGCTAAAGAACCCACACAGTGACAAGCGCTTCTACAAGCTGCTTATGTACTTTGTGCAGACTGGGAACATCTCTATGACGGTTTCCTGGTACGCAGACTGGGACGAAAGGACCCCTGCTGGCTCTGCTACCTTCACCCTCAAGGCTGACGACGCCCTGTACTGGGATGACTCCACAAAAACCTGGAGCACCAGCTACAAATGGGACTCTCGCCGCCTAGTAAGCAAGTTTGTAGACCTTAAAGAGACTCTTAACAGCGTTGCCCAAGACATTACGGCAAAGGCTGTGCGCTTTGAGTTCAAGACTACGGCTGTTGACACCCCCTTCCGCCTAGTCGGGTGGCAGGTTGTTGCTGACGACTACGGTGAGCGGGCAGAGGGGACGGCGAAGCGTGATTGAGCGCATGCTGGACAGGCTTTATCAGGCTGTGAACGACTCTGACGTAGGCGTTCCTACGTCTGTTCTTAATAACGACATGTTGAGAGCTGTAAACATGGCGCTCTCTCGTGCTGGTGGCGTTAAGCTTAAAAAGCTAGACGATGCTGCTCAGGTGCGTCGTGCTTTAATGACGCTAGAGAGGGAGCAGGAATGAAGTATGTCGTTAAAGAGCCTCCTAAGTCAGGACATGTAGTAGACGCAGACAAGCTGATGCGCGAGTTCAACCGCGCTATGGCTACTGCCTACAACGAGATTGACCAGAACAACGTCTCTAACTCGGCTTTTCAGAGGGGTGTTATCGCCAGCCCAGTAAGGCAGCCAGAGTCGTCTACTAGCCTTATTGGTCGGGTCACTACAGTCGATAGCCCAGGGCTCCCACCTGCCACTACCATTGACCCCTACTACGCCTACCAGACTTCGGTGGTGCTCCAGACTCTAGACGCTCCGACTGCATCAGAAGACGGCGACTACGAAGAGCGCACTGAGAGCAAGTTTTGGCAGTACATCACAGCAGGCGCTGACCAGAAGCTGACGCTCGAAACAGTTAGCCTGTCTACAGCGACAGAGCTTACTGTCATTGCTAACGGGCAGATACGAGTCGCTGACGAAGATCCTTCTGCGTCAGACGACGGGGTCCTGAGAACGTCCGTCTATGACATTCGCATACTGCACAACTCGTCACCGCTAGACTCGGTCTGCACCGTCTCGGTTGAGACGAATAACGGGTACGTCCCCTTCCACGCTTCTGTCCGCAAGGTGTTTACGGCTGGAGACCACCAGTTCCGGGTCCAGATTAGGGACCGCTCTAACGGGATTGTGGCTTCTCAAGTTGAGGACACCATCATCTGCGCGTATGGGTTTGTTCGATAATGCCTGGGTTAGACAATCTTATTCTTCCTGGTGATGCCCTTACAGCGGCTGATGTTGCCTCAAATTTCACAGCTCTAAAGGGCACTATTAACTCGCTCAAAGACGATAACTTTGAGGCAGGAGCCCTAAACACGAGGCACTTTGTTCCTCAGTCGCTAGCCTCTGATGGACTCGACTTCAAGAGCATGTACCGAAGGGAGTTTGTTGAAACAACAATCCCGGAAACTGGGTACGCAGAAATGGTCAAGCTGTCTGTGTCAAAGAGCTTCCCCAGGCTCTACGGAGAGGATTCATTTGTCTTCGTTTTTGCTGAGCTTGAGGTCTACAACACGGCTGCAAACAGCACTCCCATAGGCGCAGCTCAGACTGAAGCCTTCTCTTTGCGCCTTGAGTTCGGGCAGGCTGCGGGGCTGGTTTCTTCTTACTCTTCTGGTGTTTTTATAAACGACACGACAAGAGTCATAACTCCAGGTAGCGCAGTTGCTGGAGTTCCTGCTGAGGTTGGTAACGTGGTTCTCTTTGGCGTGGTCGCTGTTTCTTCGTTGTCTACGCATTTTGATGCGAGGGTGACTGCTAGGTCTTTTGCGTATGACCTAACGGCAAACGGGAACAACCCAGCAAATGGTCGCTGTAAGGGCGCGATTAGCGCACTGGTGGTTTCTAGATGAGCACTTACGCAGGGCCAAACCCAAACATTCTAGATGGTAACGCGCTTTCTGCTGCCGATGTTCAGGACTCGTTCGACAGGTTCGCGACGGCGGCTAACTCTGTAGACGAAAACAACATCGCTCTTAAGTCTGACTTGACCTACAGGAGTATCCACCCTGAGTCTCTTACTCAGACCTTCAGGCAGGGGCAGCTAATCTACGGAGAGCCCGCTGCGTGGGTCGCTGTTGGCAGGGGTGGTGTTTCTGGTAGCGAGGCCACGAGGTTCAGCCTGGGGCCTAGAGAAAACCTCTACACGGTTGATGGCTGCTCTTTGCGAGTCTCTATCAATGAGTCTTCTCGCGCGTTCGTGCATAGCTTTATTCAGATAGAGTCAATCAAGGTCGCTAATGTCGTCACAGAAGACGATGACTTCACTGCGACCGATAAGATCGACACCATCGACCTCTCCCTCACGTTCAAGCTCAAGAGGATGCTGTCTGGGGATACGCACTCTAGTGCCACGACGTTAGACACAGTCGTTAAGAAGATGAAGATTGGTGCCTTCAATACTGGTACTGGCTTTTACGATTCCGGCCTTGACCGGCGCAGGGGCTTTACTGTTGAGCTTTCTGACGACGTGACTCTTAGCTCTGTCGATGACAACGGGACTGCCTTCGACTTCTTCGTTACTGTGGAGTCAGAGATCACAGCGGCTAAGACAGATTCGCACTCAGACGCTGCCCTTGCGACCGCCAACTACAACAACCACCTTTTCCTTGCTCATCTAAGAAGCTATAGCCGTTACACTACGGCCCGCGTTTTTCTAAAGTAGGTTTGTTATGGCGACTATTGGAGATGCTCTGTACGACGTTTTCGGTCCTGGCCGTGCCGATGGTGGCATGGACATGCGCGCATACGATCCTGCGTTTGGAGAAGAAGAGCGAGTTGCCATCCAGGCACAGCTCCCACAGCTTACAGGAAGGGTTCCGATTGCTACTGGACCTACTGGGGTTTATGGTCGCTTGCTCGCTGATGCTGGTAGGCGTCAAGCTACTCAAGCAGCCGCGCTAGGGGAGCTTGTTACGGCTGCTCGTGGACAACGCATGAGAGCCCGCGACGAAGCCCTCATTCAAAAGCAGCGTGAAGAGCGTGCAGCCAACGAGGCCACTCGCCTTCAGCAGGCTCGACTCCGCAAGAACATCCTCGCTGGGGTTGGGGAGTTTGGTGAGAACGTCATGTCTTACCTGCAAAGCCCTGGCTTCCAGGCACAGCTACAGGCTCAGCGTGAAGCCAAAGAGGCAAAGAAGGCTGCTAAGGCTCAGGCTTTCAGAGACTCTATGTCGAGCCAACAGGCTCAGGCTGAAAAAGCTATTCAGGACACGGAGCAGATAGTGACTCAGCCCTTCTCTGCTAGCTCCATGCAAGCCCCAGAGTTGGACTACTCTTTATCGCGGGCTGGGGTACCGGCTGTGACGGCCCAGCAGAAGTCTTTGGGGCGAACCTTTGAGGGTATTATGGGCGATGTTGCTGGGGGATATGAAGACAGGCTTCGCGAATGGCAGGCTAGCCCTAATTACAACCCCTGGATTGTTGGCACTGGAGTTCGATAATGGCTAGAGTCAGACGACAAGATCCGTTCCTCCCCAGTCGAGACCGAGACAGGGGTGGCATCAATCAAGAGAAGCTCTACCGGGACATCCAGCAAGCTCAGCGTGCGCGCATTGCATCTGGGATGAAGCTGGGCCGGGAGGCCACTGAGGCTGCTCAGGCTGCTGGAGCCATTGAGGCTGGACGACTCGCTTCTGCCCGTGGGATGGGCGGTGGCATGGAGGAGGCGCTTCGGGGCGCTATGTCTGCCAGTCAAGCAGACGCTCTTGCTGCTTCTGACGCTCGTCGAAGAGCTAAGCTTCTTGACGATGTCCAGGCTGTTGGCGTTCAGATGACAGAGAAGGCTGCTGCTAGAGCCGCAGAGGGAGCAGAGCGAAAGGCGCGACGTGCCTCTGAGGCTGGAACTTTCCTTGGAATGCTTGGAGGCCTTGGAAGTCTTGGGATGGGCGCTGCTTCTCTTCCTGGGTTTGGGGGTGCCGCAGGTGCCGCAGGTGCTGCTGCCGCTGGTGGGGCCGCTGCCGCTACTCCCATTGGCGCTATTCTTGGCCCCATCGGCCTTGGCCTGGGCGCTTTCGGGACTATCGGCTCTGCGATTGCTCAGAACGAAGGGCAGAGGGCTAGGGACAAAGCTTCTGACATTCGCAAGGAGGCCACTGAGTTTGCGGCTGAGAAGCTCCCCCAAACTACTAAGGGCCTTGAGAAGATCACATCCATGACCCCTACTTACAGCGGCTTTGAGAGTAGCTTCCTGGGGGGACAGGGAATGTCCCGCCCTCGTCGCACAGCACAGCAAGCCTCTCCCTTCGCAGACGCCCTGGCTGACATCAGCTTCATTGAATAAGGAATAAACAATGGCCTTCGTCCTTCCCGCTGGAGATTACGAGAGAGCCCTTCGCATGGCGGGGGCTTCTAACTTTATGGAAGCTCTGGAGGCTGGCATTGACAGGGGGATGCAGCGTCAGGCCATGCGGGAGAGGGCTGCCCGTGCTCGTGACCTGTACAACAGGCAGGTGGCTAGTCAGCAAGCGGACCTTATGGAGGACCTGCTTGAGATTGACAGTGCTGGGTTCACTGCGGGACAGCCGACTGTTGCTGCTCCTGCCACGGGACAGGCTGTTGCTGTATCCCCCACCACAGGACAGGTCATCGCTGCTGAGGGAGCTTCTGTCGCTGCTCCCCGCGCTGCTGCACCTAGCCCAACTGCTGCTGCCCTTGCTGAGGCTGTTTCTCCTGCGCCTAGCCAAGGTGAGTATTCTATGCCCGCAGACACCAGGGCCATTCATGACCGGATGAGGGCTAATAGGATGGCCCGACGCAAGCAGCCGCCCGTTGGGACCGTTACCACAGACGATCAGATGGTCATGCGTATAAAGCGCAATCCGGTTACCTCTGCTCTGGAAAGGGGTTTGCCAGCAAGCGAGTTTGCGCTAGCAACCCCTCGTGGACCCCGTGTTTTGGACGACCCAAATCCTGACATGTATGAGGTTTGGAGAGCGCCTTACGTTGTCGATACTG